ATGCTGATAGTGCCGAAAAGGCTCTAACCAAATTGACCGTGGCCACTGGTGAGGCCATGTCAGGCAATGAAAAATATCAAAAGTCTTTCAAAGATTTAGGTGTTTATGTCACTGATAGTTCTGGCAAGATCCGTGATTCCAATGACATATTGGATGATACCATTGCCGCATTAGCCAAAATTGAAAATGAACAGGTTCGAGCAGCATTGGCAACTCAATTATTAGGCAAAGAAGCCGCAAAGATTGATTGGACAAATGTCAAGGCTGGTCAAAATGCTGTTACTGATGAACAAATTAAAAAACTGGCAGAATACCGCAGTCAAATAGATAAACTTATAGCCCAGTTTGAAAGTGGATTAATTGAATATTTTGGTGAGTTGGCTATGGCCATCGGCAGTGGCGGTATCAGTGGTGGGCTTGCCTTAATAACAGAACAAATTGCTGAATTGGTTGGAACCATACTAAACTTACCGACCGACGCAATTAATTATGCGTGGAACTCATTGGTTCCCGATTGGTTGAGAACAGCAGATAAGGCAGCAGGATTAGGAACACCGTTAATTTTATTAGCAGAACAAGCCAAAAAAGCCAGAAAAGAATTAGAATTTGATCCCGGTGTTGGAAAAGGTTGGGATAATGTTGATAAGAAAATTAAAAATCTTGGCAAAGGTGGATTCGGTAATGCCAGCGAAGCAGTCATCAAAGCCGCAGAAGATAGTGCCAAGAGAATTGCTCAATCTACCAGTGAAATTCAAAAGGCAGCACTATTAGAGCAAGAAAATTATAGATTAGCAGCAGCATTAAAGGGCAGCAATCAATTGATAGCCATTGAAGCCCAAACAGCCAGTGATATTAGAAAGATCAACATAAATGCCGCCGAACAAATAGCCAAAGCCCGGGCTGACATCAATGCCACCGACAAGTTGAGTCCTGCTCAAAAGGCCAAGGAGTTGGCAGCCAAAACATTAGCAATCGAAACAAAAGCCAAAGAAGAAATCTCTCGAGTCAATATCAAAGCCGATGCTGACACATTAAAATCACGAACTGACAGCAGTAAAAAAGCATTCGAAGCAGAACAAGCACAGCGTGATGAAGCCGCTGTTGCCATTAGTCAAATGGAATTGGCTCGTGATGCTGCTGTAAAAAACATCAGTGCGGAAATTGAAAATCAGAAAAAATCCAATGATATTGCCAATGAAAGATATAGTTTAGAACAGAACTTATTAAGCGTTAGACAAGTTGATAGAGATTTTGCTCTTAAAATATTTGACATTGATAAAAAACGAGCCGCCGAATTTGAAAAAATAAGTCGTATGGAGGGATTGAACCAAGAAGATAGAAATCGATTTCAAACTCGTGCGGCAGAAGAAGCAGAGCGGGCCAAGGATCGTGCTCGTGAGCAAAGAGATGATGCCAAAAGGAATCAAGAAGATTTTATGTTGGGCTGGGATACAGCATTTACTCGATATGCCGAAAGTGCTAAAAATGCCAATGCTCAAGCCACTCAATATTTCTCCACATTTACCAAAGGATTTGAAGATGCCATTGTGAGATTTGTTAGAACTGGCAAGTTGAGTTTCCAAGATTTGGCCAACAGCATTATAGAACAATTTATTAGAATACAAGTCCAGCAAGCACTGACAGGGGCTTTGGCACCAAGTGGTGGATCAGTCACCGTTGGTGGATTATTAAGAACAGGAGCGGCATTTTTAGGATTACCAGGATTTGCCGCAGGTGGATCAGTGGGAGCCAATAGTCCTATCGTGGTCGGTGAGCGAGGTCCTGAACTCTTCATACCGCAAAGTGCTGGTAATATTGTGCCCAATTCAGCCATATCATCCGGTGGTAGTGGATTAGGAACCACCATAGTGAATTACAACATTTCGGCTGTGGATGCCAGCAGCTTCCGCAGTTTGGTAGCCAGAGACCCCAGTTTCATCTATGCGGTCACAGAACAAGGTCGTCGTAGTCAGCCATCAAGGAGGTTAACAGCGTGAATGCCATACAAACCATTATAGATAGTGCCAGTAAAATAGAAATAGATCGTCGTAGAACGGTTGGCCAAAGTGTTAGTCGTAGCCAGAGATTACGCACAGCAGAACGCACTTCAGCACAACCATGGATGATGAGCATTACTCCCAAACCGGCTTGGACCTACAGCACCAATAGAGAACTTATAGAAGGCATAACTTATTTGGATCGATCAAGAGAAAGCATTGTCAATTTGGCCAACAATCCCAATCTCTCTTATCTTACTGCTTATCAAGGTGAAATGACACCTGGTGAGATCGGAGCATTACGAGTCACTGCCACCAGCACAGCCACCATAACGCTGGATGTGTTGCCTGGTATCTCCAGCACTGCTTATTTGTTTAAGTCGGGTGATTTCATTCAACCCAAATTCAGCCGTTATCCATATACCGTAGTAGATAGTGTTCAACGTGGATCAGGCAGCACGGTGGTACTCAATCTCAATAGACCCATTATTACCAGTGAAAATTTAACATTGACAGGATCAGGAGTGTTGGTAGCCAATAGTTGCACCTGGCGTATGGTTGTTGGATCATTGCCCACAATACAAATGACCATAAGAGATAGATTTGAATGGTCAGGTGATTTCAAACTAATGGAAAAGGTCATTTAATATGCCAATCTCCGCCGCAGTAACAGCCACATTAATAACTCACGGGCTACTGATTGATTTAACCGTAAATGGCACAACATTTTATATTGCCAACACTTATAGTCCTATTGTTTATAATGGTAATACCTATAGTGCTGTGGGGCATTTTTTAGGTATCACTGACATACAAAATGATATTCGTGCTGCTAATAATAGCCTAACGGTATCACTGAGTGGTATTCCCAGTCAAGGTGGTGAGACAGAACCCAATTGGGTCAGTGCGGTATTGGGCAGCAAGATCAAAGGCAGTAGAATAGAAATAAGACGAGTATTTTTCAATGCCGATACTTATGGTATATTGCCCGGTCAGGTCTATTTGAGATTTAAGGGATATGTCAGCAATTTCAGTTTGGCAGACAGCATAGACGGTGCAACTCTAATTGCCACCACCAGTGTCAGTCTCCAATGTAGCAATATCAACGCCATTATAGAAAAGCGATTGGGCGGTCGTAGAACCAATAGCGAAGAACAGCGTCGTAGATATCCCACTGATACCAGTATGGATCGTGTGCGAATAATTAGCAATAAGCCATTTGATTTTGGCAAACCCTATGTGCCACCACCATCACCAGCACCAGCACCAGATCCAGCACCAGAATATCCTTACTATGATTCCGGTGGAAACACAGGATATTGAGATTAAACCATGATAGAGTTTCGAGTTATAACATCAGTGGCGGAAATAAAGGAACCAATCGGCGAATTATTGGAACAGCATTATGAGGAATTGACATTGGATCGAGATGTCATGTTGTTGGCACCAGATTGGGATCAATATCAACGATTGTTAGATCAAAAAGAATTGGCAGTGTTGGCAGCATATTTTGGTGGCCAGTTGGTTGGTTATAGTGTATTTTTTATCTATAACAATATTCATTATAAGAACAACATCATGGCCAAGAATGATGTCCTATTTTTAAGTCGTCCTTATAGGCGTGGGCGTATGGGCATTAATTTAATCAAACGCAGCGAACAGCATCTACGCGAATTAGGTGTCAGCAAGATATTATGGCATGTCAAATGTCATAGTGATTTTAGGCCTATCCTACATAGATTAGGTTATGTGGATGAGGACATCATGGTCGGAAAAGCATTAAGGAACAATTAACATGGCAGCCACTGGAGCATTAATAGCATTTGAGTTGGGGTTAGGAGCCACAACCACCGCAGCAGCAGCCACAATTGGTGGATTCGCACTGACAGCAGGTGGAGTATTCGTAGCCACTGCCATTAATATTGGATTGGCCTATGGTGCCAGCCGACTCATTAATGGTAATCCCAGAGACCAGCGTGGAGCCAATACCAATCAAGGAACTCGTGTCCAATTGCCACCGGCCACTGATACCAAAATACCTGTAATATATGGAACGGTGCATCAACAAGGTATATTGACTGATGCCCACATCAGCAACAGCAACAAGACCATGACTTATGTGCTGGTGCTCAGTGAGATGGTTCACGATGGTAATTGGAGTATGGATAATATCTATTGGAATGATCAATTGCTGACATTCAAAGAAGATGGATTTACCGTGCTGAAAGGCACCAGCAATGATGAGGATAATACCAAGTTAGATGGCAAGGTGAGAATATGGGCGTGGGCTGGATCCAGTGCTGCTGCTTATCAAATACACGGTCCCACCATACCAGTTAATGCCTATAGCATTATCCCCACTGCCGATCTCAACTATGCCATGACCAATTTGGTATTTGCTGTGGTCCAATTGGATTACAGTGCGGAAAATGGCATTACTGGATTACCACCTATTACATTTGAAATAACCAATGACCTAACTGATCCAGGATTGGTTTGGACCGACTATCTCACCAATCCAATTTATGGTGCCAATATACCCATTACTGAAATCAATACCAGCAGTGCCGCAAGATTAAGTGATTTAAGCAATACCATACCGCCCAATCAAAGAGAACCTTGGCCATATACGACATCCACTACTACCACCAGCAGTTTTCAAGTTAGATATTCAATCAATGGCATATTCAACACCGGAGAAAGTGTCAAGAACAATTTAGACAAGATTGACATTGCCAGTGCCAGTTGGACCACATATGATTATCAGTTGGGTCAATGGAGCACCATACCCAATTATACCGTAGATGCTGGTGTATTGGCCACTGCTTTTCAATTTACAGATGACAACATCATTGGTGATATCAATGTCACTGCCACCAATTTAGAAGATCTATATAACAGTGTGGAAGTGGGATTTGCGGATAGAAATAATCGTGATCAAACCAGTTATTATACATCATCAACCAGCGTGGCACTGCGTAATGATTTAGAACCAGATAACCAGCTGCGTCTCAATACTGATTTGTGTAACAATGCTCTACAGGCTGGGCGTATTGGTCAAATCGAACTGCGTCAAAGTCGTGTGGATTTGTTAATTAATTTCACAGCAGATTATAGTTCCCTCAGTGTCGCTGCCGGTGATGTGGTCAAGATAACCAATTCAGTATATGGATTTAATAATGCCTTGTTTAGAGTGACAAGAGTTCAAGAAGTAGAAGGTGATGATGGTATGATTGTGGCTGGTATCACAGCCCTACAATATGATGCCACGGTCTATAGTGATACTGATTTGGTTGATTACAACACACCACCTATTACTGATATTCCATTGTTTGGCGGCAGCACCGCCTTGGCAGCACCCAGTAAGCCTGTGGTAAATGATGATCCTACAAATGTTCAATTCATAGTATCAACTACAGTGGATCCCAACAATTATCCAGTTAATAGAGTTGAATTTTATTATTCAACAACCAGCACTGGCGATTTCACCGCATTAAGTTTAACCGTAAGCAATTTCAACCCCAGTGATACCATAACCAGTGCTGTGCCATATTACACACTGGTCAATGGCGATTATTATTTTAAGACTCGTGTTGGGTCAGGTAATTTGTTAAGTGATTATAGTACTGTCAGTGATGTTTATACATTAATTAATAGTAATGTCAATGCTGATTATGGTGCGACAAATGCTCTTAAAGCCGACAATGTTCAAATCAATGCCAGCCCACCACTACAAGGACTGCGTTGGGTAACATCAGTTACTACCAGCACAGGATTTGGCAATTATGGAGGGTTGGAAGGCGACAATGGTCTGTTGTGGGACGCTGACAATAACAAATTATATGTCAATGGTGCGGCGGTAACTACCAGCACTGATTTTATAGTGATAACAGACCCCGTTTAATGATTTTCAATAAATACTAACAACTTGATAGTGCCGCAGTGCTGTCATTTTACTACTCATAGGAGATTCAAATGGCAGGTGTATTAACACTCGGACAATGGCTCGGCGGACCTGATAATGTCAAGGTCGAATCAACATTCCCCAGCAGCAGCAGAACATACAGTTATAATTTCGCACAGAATATCACTGGATGGACTTTTAGTTTAGATGCTCAAACCGTTGTAGTCAATACCATTACCTATGATAGAACAGGCGAA